TGGTAGTTGGTTAGAGAAAAAAGATCAAACATATCTATCTGAGTATACCGATAGATTAACAGGACCAGAAGGTGATTTAACTGCACAAGATGTAACAGGTTTCCCTAAATATTATGCTATGTTTGGTGGTGCTACACTTAAAACGGATACTACATCTGGGGGACTATATATTGCTCCTACACCGGATGCGGCTTACAAATTTAGAATATATTACAACAAAATACCAGTAGGATTAGGTTCAGGTAGTAATGGAAACTCTACTACCTATTTAAGTAATTACTTCCCACAAGGACTATTATATGCTTGTTTAGTAGAAGCATTTGCATTCTTAAAAGGTCCAATGGAGATGTTGACACTGTACGAGAATAAGTATAAAACTTCAATACAACAGTTTGCAGGAATGCAAATAGGAAGAAGAAGACGAGACGACTATACTGACGGAACTGTTAGGATACAAGTTAAATCACCTTCACCGTAAATTAGGGGAAAAAATTATGGCAATAACATCAGCAGTATGTAACAGTTTTAAAACAGAAGTTTTAAGAGCAATTCACAATTTTACAAACGGTGGAAACACTTTTAATTTAGCATTGTACACAAGTTCAGCTACACTAAATAAATCAACAACAGCTTACAGTTCATCAAACGAAATAACTAACACATCAGGATCAGCTTATGTTGCAAAAGGAAAAGCGCTTACAAACGTAACTCCTGCTTTATCAGGCGACACTGCATGTTGTGATTTTGCAGATATTTCTTGGACATCAGCTTCATTTACAGCTAACGGTTGTTTAATTTTTAATGACACTGCATCAGGTGATCCAGCAGTTTGTGCAATAGCATTCGGTGGAGACAAAACTGTATCAAGTGGAACTTTCACAATTCAATTTCCAACAGCAGACGCATCTAACGCAATACTTCGTATAGCATAGGGAGGAACTCCTTATGGCATCAACCTGGGGTAATAATACTTGGGGATCCAACGAGTGGGGTGACGACAATGTTACCGTTATTCTTACCGGACAATCAACAACATCATCAGTAGGTTCACTAGAAGCTTTTAATGAAGAAGGCTGGGGACGTCAAGAATGGGGCAACTCTGGTTGGGGTGTAGAATATGCTGTAAAACCAACAGGCGTACAATCAATATCATCGGTCGGAAATGTTACTGCTTTTGATACTCAAACTGTTATACCAACAGGTGTAGAAGCAACATCGAGTGTTGGTTCTCTTACATTAGCTTTAGAATCAATTATAACTCCAACAGGTCAACAAGCTACAACAGAACTTGGAGACTTTGATAATGCAGGTACATTAGTCGGTTGGGGTAGAAATGGTTGGGGAGAAGAGCCTTATGGAGATTCATTTAATAAATTAATTCAACCTGCAGGATTAAGTATAACATCTAGTGTTGGATCATTGACTTCTACAATACAAAATTTTGTATTTCCAACAGGTCAATTAGCAACTTCTAGTGTAGGAAGTTTAACCCTTAATTTAACTTCAGTTATTACACCTACAGGAGTTAGTGCAACTTCTAGTGTAGGAACAATTTCTCCAACAGAAATGAATATAGGACTAACGGGAGTTAGTGCAACTTCAACAGTTGGTGGAATAATTTTAGATGCTTTAACAGAACAACCTATCGGTCAACAAGCAACATCTTCAGTAGGTAGTATAACTGTTGGAGTTGGTATACCTTTAACAGGAGTTAGTGCAACTTCTAGTGTAGGATCCCTGGTCCCTGAAATAGGGGTACCATTAACTGGAGTCTCAGTAACATCTGCAGTGGGTGCAATAACACCTGTGCCAATGACGGTTGGTTTAGAGGGACAACAAGCTACATCTAGTGTAGGAGATATTATCGTACTAGGATATCAAGATGTTGATATTGTAGGGAATACAAGTTATACTGCGGTCAATAAAACAAATAGTGCAAGTTATTCTGATGTTGACATTACGGGAAATACTAACTATACAGATGTAACACACGTAGCTTAGGAGAACAAAATTTATGGCATCAACATATACGGATCTTGGCTTAGAGCTAATGGCTACCGGCGAAAATGCTGGTACTTGGGGAACAAAAACAAACGCAAATTTAAGTCTTATTGAACAATTAACAGGTGGTTATATTGTTCAAACTTTAAATGCAGCAGGCACAGGAGCTAACACTACAGCACTAGATATAGATGATGGTGCTTTAACAGGTGCTGCTCAAAACAGAGTTATTATTCTTGGTGCAGTGTCACCACAAGCAATTACAGGAAACAAAGTTGTAACCGTACCTCTTCTTACAGAAACTTTTTATTTTATAAAAAATAGTACATCAGGTTCTTACACAGTTCAGTTAAAAGCAGTTTCAGGTTCAGGTGCAACAGTTACTTTTGGAGCGGCTGATAAAGGTTGGAAAATAGTTTATGTTGACGGTGTAGCAACTAACACAGGTGTTTATGAAATTGTAATTGATACAGTAGCAACTCCAGGTGGATCAGACACACAAGTTCAATTTAACAACTCAGGTGCTTTTGGCGGATCAGCTAATTTAACTTGGGATGGGTCACACCTTTTAATTGATTCAGAAGGTGATTTAAGATTAGGGGATAATGCAGGTGCAGAGTATGTAGGAATAGATGCTCCAGCAACAGTTTCAGCGTCTTATACAATAACTTTACCAACAGCCGTAGCAGGAGCAGCCGATTATGCTTTAACTACAACAGATGCAGCTGGAAACACGCAGTGGGTAGCAACATCAACTTTTGGAATATCAACAGGTAAAGCTATTGCAATGGCAATCGTTTTCGGATAATATAGTAACAGGAGATTAAAAAATGGCAGCACCAAATATAGTAAACGTAACAACAATTTTAGGTAAAACAGTTCAAGCAGCACTTGGCACAACTCTTACAACTGAAATACTTGCATGTCCTTCTGACAAAGTATTAAAAATTAATTCAATAACAATTGCCAATATCGATGGCACTAACGCTGCAGACGCTTCAGTATTTATTACTAAGTCTGGCGGATCACCGATCGCAATTGCAAGTACAATTTCTGTACCTGCTGATGCATCTCTATCTTTGATTGATAAGAACAATGGTTTTTATTTAGAAGAATCAGATAACATCGAAGCTGGTGCAAGTGCTACAGGCGATTTAACAATCACAATTTCTTACGAAGAAATATCAGATTAGGGAGGTAATTAGCTATGGCAAATGGCGGAATTATTGGACCAGTTCAAATAATCTCTCAAGCATACAATAAAGATAAAGTAACTACCTTTACAAGTAGTGGAACTTTTAATAAAGCATCATGTAATCCAGGAGCCCCTGGCAATGCAACCGTAGTAGTTGTAGCTGGAGGTGGAGCAAGTAATAATGATGCTGGTGGAGCAGGTGGAGCTGGTGGAATGACAGTTACAGAAAACCATCCATTACCCGCAAGTTCAGTTCCAGTAACAGTTGGTGGTGGTGGATCTGGACCAGGACATCCTTCTCCAGGTGCAAGAGCACCTAATGGTGGCACTTCAACTTTTGGAGCAGCATCCCCCTTATCAACAACCGGTGGTGGTGGCGGTGGTGGATCTACTCCTGGATTAAGATCAGGAGGACCCGGAGGTTCAGGTGGTGGTGGTAGAGAATGTGGATGTGGAACAAGTGCTTCAGGTGGATGTGGAACACCCGGTCAAGGAAATCCAGGAGGACCTAACAATGCTTCAAGAGCTGGTGGTGGAGGTGGTAAATCAGCACCAGGAACAGCAGCGCCAGGACCAGGCAGTGGTGGTGGAGGTGGTGGAGCAGGTTTAGATATTACACCTTATTTATCAAATGCAGCAACACCCTACACAATTCCAAATTGTGGAAAATATGCAGGTGGTGGTGGAGCTTACGTTTTAGGAGCAGGAGCAACTGATTTTGGTGGAGGTAACGGCGGTGGGGGACCTTCTTGTCAAGGAGTAGCTGGAACAACTAATACTGGTGGAGGAGCTGGTGGAGGAGCTGGTAATCAACCAGGTCTTAGTGGTGGTCCAGGAGTAGTTTTAGTTGTAGAAAAATGTCAAGCTTTAGGAGGATATGTAGCCCCAGGTGTTTGGAGCATGAACGAAGTTTATGACAATGTTGAAAATGGTACTTGGACTAATTAATAGACAAATGATTTGTAATAAAGTATAAATAAATTTTAAGGAGATATAAATATGGCACATTTCGCAGAACTAAAAACAAAACCAGATCCAACAGGATTCACAACAGATACTCATCAAGTTGTTGAAAGAGTTGTAGTTGTAGGAAACGATTGCGTTCCTTCAGACATGCACGTTGATGGTGAAACATGGTGTATTAATTTTTTCAAAGGTGGAATTTGGAAACAAACTTCTTACAATAATAATTTCAGAAAACAATATGCAGGTATTGGAATGATTTATGATCCTGTAAAAGATAAATTTTTAGGACAACAACCTTTCGCATCATGGGTATTAGATTCTAATGATGATTGGCAAGCACCAATAACTTATCCAACAGTTATAGATGATGGTGCAGATCCAGTTGTATGGTCTTACATAATTTCGTGGAACGAAACAAAATACAACGCTGACAACACACAAGGTTGGGAAGCAATTAAATCAAACGACACATCAGAAACACCTACCAAATATAATTGGAATGGTACAGCTTGGGTGTCCGAATAGGAGACTCAAATGGCTAGAACTAATGGCGGTATAATCGGTAAAAGTAACAAGACTTCTTTCGGGAAGTGTACCGTTACTACTAAAACCTCATCAGGAGATATCACTACACAACCAGGAACTAGAGTTGTTGATGCTTTAGTTGTTGCTGGTGGTGCTGGTGGTGCTGGTGGTTATTATAGTGGTGGAGGCGGAGCAGGTGGATATAGATGTGGTGTATTATCCGTTTGTGGAAACACACCTTACACAGCTACAGTTGGTGGAGGCGGAGCAGCTGGTTCTGGTAATGGAGCTAGTGGTTCTAATGGAGTAAATTCTTCTTTTTCAACAATTACATCTGCAGGTGGTGGTTTTGGTAAAGGGTATGTTGATACACCAAGTGGTGTAGATGGAGGGCCAGGTGGTTCTGGTGGTGGTGCTGGGTCAAATGGTGGTACTGGTGGAACAGGTAATACTCCTCCAACAAGTCCTCCTCAAGGAAATAACGGTGGTAATAGTAACGGAAGTGGTGGTGGAGGTGGTGGTGGATCTTCAGCAGTTGGTGGTAATTCTCCTACTCTTACGGGTGGAGCAGGTACAGCAAATTCAATAACAGGATCACCTTTAACTTTTGGGGTTGGAGGAAATGGTGGTGGTTGTGGTGGTGGTGGTGGCGGTGCTGGAACAACTAACAGAGGAAATGGTGGATCAGCTGCAGGTAGTGGTGGTGGTACGGGTGGAGCAGGCGGTTCAGGAATAGTGGTCGTAAAAGAATTAAACAAAGCAAGTGGTGTGTGGTCAATGAAAAGTCAATTTAGTGCACAGAGTCAAGGAACATGGCCGGCAACAGCATTTATAGAAGCAACAGGTGGTAATGCTGTGGTGACATGTGGAAGTTTTAAAACACATATTTTTACAGCATCAGGAAATTTTGAAGTAACTTCTTCAGCTAGTAGTCCTACATTAAATACAGTAGATTATTTTGTGGTTGCAGGTGGTGCTGGAGGTGGAGCTCAACAAGGTGGTGGAGGTGGAGCAGGTGGATTTAGAATGTCAAATTCTTTAGGTTTACCAGGACCAACAACATCTCCTTTAGCTAACCCAAGTGGGTTAGCAGTTTCAGTTCAAACTTATTCTGTAACAGTTGGAGGAGGTGGTGGAGGCGCTCCTGGAACAACTCCAACACCAAGAAGTAGTGGAGGAAATGATTCAGTATTTAGTTCAATAACATCGACTGGTGGTGGTGCAGCGGGTGGTGGTAATAACTGTGGTTCACCTTTAAGAACAGGTTCACCTGGTGGTTCTGGTGGTGGTGCTTCTTGGGGAGATGATGCTTATAATCCACCTAGTTTAGGTACGGCGGCAGGTGGAACAGGAAACACTCCTCCAGTTAGTCCTCCTCAAGGTAATAATGGTGGTGTTTCTGGTATAGGATGTAATGCATATGGTGGTGGTGGAGGTGGTGCTGGCACAGCTGGAGGAACTCCAGCTCCTAGTACATCTGCTGGTGGTGATGGAAGTTTTATTGCGGACGCTTTTGTAGGACCAACCGCACCTAGTTATGGAACAGCAGGTCCAGTAGGTTCAACAAGATATTTTGCAGGTGGTGGTGCAGGTAGACCTAGAGCTGGAACACCTGAAACTGCTGCTGGTGGTTTCGGTGGTGGAGGTAATAATCCAGGATGTGCTGGAACAACAAACACTGGTGGTGGTGGAGGTAGTGCTAACAGTGGAACAGGTGGAACAGGTGGTCCAGGTATTGTAATGATACGTTATCAATATCAAACGTAATATTGACAATCTCATAACAAATGATAAAACATGTTCATACAGAATTATGAACTTAACTAATTATTATTGGTATTTTAAATCAGCAATCCCAGAACGTATCTGTGATGACATTGTAAAGTATGGTCATCAAATGCAAGATCAAATGGCAGTCACTGGTGGTTATGGTGATTCTAAAAAATTAAATGCAAAACAAGTTAAAGATTTAAAAACAAAAAGAAACTCAGACATTGTTTGGATGAATGATAGATGGGTTTATAAAGAAATACAACCTTATGTTCATCAAGCAAACGCATCAGCAGGTTGGAATTTTAATTGGGATTATTCTGAGTCTTGTCAATTTACAAAATATAAAAAAGGCCAGTATTATGATTGGCATTGCGATAGCTGGGATCAACCTTATCAAAGACAACAGGGAGATCCATCGCACGGAAAAGTTAGAAAATTATCTGTAACCGTTACTCTATCAGATCCAAAAGATTATAAAGGTGGAGAACTAGAATTTGATTTTAGAAATATGGATCCAGATAAAAAGCCTAACATTAAAAAATGTACAGAGATACTCCCTAAAGGATCTTTGGTTGTATTTCCTTCTTTTGTATGGCATAGAGTATGTCCAGTTAAAAGTGGTGAACGAAACAGTTTGGTTATCTGGAATTTAGGATACCCATTTCAATAAAGGAGAAATATGAAAAAGAAGAAAAAAAGAATGAAAAAACCAAAAGCCATAACTTACCCTACTCAATTATTTAGGGAAGATTATTTTAAATGTCCTATATGGTTTGCAGATGCACCAGAGTTTGAAAAGAAATTAAACGATGCATCCGATAAATATATTGAAGCATCTAAAGAAAATTTAAAACCAGCAATAGATAAACGTAATAAAAAGTTTGGTGATAAAGGAGATATGGGTCATGTATTCCATTCTACATCTTTGATTGGAGATCCTGACTTTTTAGAATTACAAAATTATATTGGTGCAACAGCTCACAACTTATTGATTGAAATGGGTTTTGATATGTCAGGTCATCAATTGTTTACTACAGAAATGTGGGTACAAGAATTTGCTAAAAAAGGGGGTGGACATCATACTTTACATACCCATTGGAATGGTCATATCTC